CGGTCATCAATGCTCTCATGCTTGGCATGATGTCTTGGTTTAACACAGCCTCTTCAAGTTCATTGCGCATTTCATCCGACATGACGTACTCGTGCTTGGACTTTAGATGCTCTGTCATGTAATCAAAGTATCGTGCGACTGTCTCTCCCCATGTCTCACGACGCTGATCATCTTCCTTCCACCGTGCGTACCGTGAAAGAGCAATGAAGTTCTGGTAGTCTGTTGGTAAATAATTGTTCATTTATCACTCCGTTAATGTTTTCATGTGTCTGATGTCGGCTCCATCCACGTCATAGAAATATTCGCGGATACCATCTTCAATCTCTGCGCCGACATCTTCATCAGCAGGGATTGGATATTCATCGGGGTCAATATCAATTGTGATGTAGACCTTAACTCTCATCATAGAAGCCTTCCACTTCTGTAATCAGTTTGTCAAGATACCACTGTGCCTTCTTTAAATCTTCTGTTCCGTTCTTATAACGATATCTCCACACATACTTCATGATGTTTCCTTGCAGGTAATACTGATAACCATCACCTGTAGCTGCCTCAATTGCGTCAATGCACTCAATACCCGTCATATTGTAATGAGGTGGACTGTTTACCATATCTTTTGATTTCATTTTCATATACTCCTCGTGTCTCATTACGCATTGCCTTTTGTATTACTTCCAAAGTTTAGTTTTATTATGTTACCTTCAGTGTATTGCACTTGTGGCTCTTTATCTACTATATCATCTTGATACTCAGGCGTACCAATAAACTCCTCAATTTTCTCTATCAATTCAGGATTCTCTTCCATGTAAGCAACAGAACAAGCTACAACTTCACTTAGATGCATCATAGACATAAAGCTAGTTTTGTCAAGAGGATTATCTTTATCTGTTATAATATTTACTTCTAGTTCTCCTGTCCAAGCAAAATCTTCATCGACTACTGGACGCAACTGAATGCAGAAGGCTGTCGGATCAATTGTCATGTTATCATCTCCTTTTCACTTTAGTTCCACTAAATTTAATAAACTTGGGGTGTTTATTTTTACCCTTTTCCTTCAGCCAATCTTCAGGAATTATGCGATCATAATACCTAAAACCATATTTGATACACCACTCTCCGTATGTGGATTTAGCACCTTTACGTAGCTTTCTTCTACTATTCTCAAAAACAAAGCGAATGTCAAGCTGTGTATGCTGACGCATAATTGCTAAATGTTTTCTTCTGTCAGCGGCTGTAAACATTCCCTTTGTTTCAATAATTATACCGTTGTCTAGCACAAAGTCTGGAGTATAGGTGCGGTATGCAAGGTCTTCCCATTCAATCTTGATTTTTTCATAGTCGTACTTGACTTTGAGTTCATCTAAATAAAGGGACAGTTTATGTTCAAGACCACTCCTATATCCATACTTACGTGCAGCACGGAATGCTTTATGGTTAGGCATTACATTGCTCTTCCTTTGAAGAACTCCTTATCTTTGTACTCCTCCTTTAATTCTACATATTGAACTAATTTTGGAAACTTTGCTTTTGACTGTGCTTGGGGAGCCTCAATAAGATTCGGCCAACATGCCTTCCTAAAATCACAGAAGGTACAGTTCTTATTCAATACCTTGTTACCTGTTGGTTTCTTATAGAAGTATTCATCCTCTGGCTCAAAACAGCGTTCAAACTTATTTTCTTCTACAGTCTTAACTGTTTCTTCTATGTGGTTTATTTCCTTGTCAATATCAATGCCAGTAGCAGGAATATATTTAAACTTACCATTGGCTTTATTAACTACCCACCAACCCCCAGCACGTTTACCTGTTGCTTTAGCATAGCCAGCAAGCTGTCCAATATAGCCAAAACCATCACCACTAGCAAGGGAATCGTAGGAGTCAAACTTGTTACGGTAAGACCAGTCAGATGCAGATTTAACATCGTCCACAGCCTCATCAATAACAAGGTCATATGTTCCATTGATCTCTTTGCCGTTTGAAAGAGTAAGTGTAACGCTATCTGAATCCCCATATTCAACTCCTGCTTCTGTAAGTAGTCCTTTGAAGACAGCTTCAACGATGTCTCCAAGCATCATGTTCATTACAAAGTTACCAGATTTAGGTTGCGCTGCCTCTGGCTTGTTCTTTTCAAACCATAGTTGGCACGTAGGTCTGCCAACATTAGACATGCGCAACTTAAATTCTCTTGGCTCTCTCTCGCCAAACTGACGAGCAAGTGCATCCATTATATCCTTTCCAATTTGTTGGATTGTTTCAGGCGACATGGTTGACTTACCTTTAGCGGCATCATCCATGTACTTATGCAACGCCAGTTCAGCAGAGTGATTCATTATGCTACCTCACTTTCAATCTCAATGAAGTCTTCTACAAGTTCAGCTTCGTCTTCTGGTATGACCTTGGCACTTTCCTCTTGCCTCTTCATAGCCTTATCATCCCACTCTTTGCAGATGTAATCATTGAAGTTCTTTACCCATTCAAGAAAGTTGCCAAGAAGTTCTTCATCTTCTGGTTTTACTTCATGCACAACTGACATGTCAGCTTTACACTTAGGAGTAAAATAGCTACTTCCGTTTGGAAGATCGTTCTTTACGTTTTCAGAGAACACAATGTTGTGCATCAATGGTAGACGTTCTTGACGTGCAAAGACACCAAACTCATCACCAAGAGCCTTAAAAGCATCCTTGTTGTCAATCTCCCAAATAAATGGAGTTGTGACCTCATCAAGTTCATTTCCGTTTGCGTCAACGGGGTTATCCATAGACACAATACCAAACACAACCCGCACACGCTTAATCTGTCTGATCAAGTCTTGCATGTCAGGTGGCAGTGCTTTGAAGTCTTCAATGTAACCAGATGGTTTACCACAGTTGAACCTGCCCGTATTATCTTTTAGGTCAATGTTCAGACTATCTGCCATGATTGTGCGGTGGAAGCTACCCTTCGGCTCGTTTGGCTTTGGGTTCTTATTAGCAATGTACCTGCGATACATAAACCGTTGCATGAACGGACGCATGGTCACAGTCTTGCTGTACACAAACTTAGATGAATCACCTTCAATAATTTCAAGGCGAAACATACCACCCTCAATGGTTTCAACATTAGTGAGGCGACCATTTACCTCTGCCTGACCCATGACTGGCTGATGCCAGATGCGCAGACGATTTAGGGTATTCGTTTTCTTGCTAGTCTTGCCGTCATCAGCGATGCCTGTTAGCTTCGCCAAAGCCGCAAAGTTGCCAGCATTAACATTTATTAGTTCACTCATTATTTCTTTACTCCTTTCTTGAGTTCAAGAGCCATAGTTATATCATGCCACATCTTTTGTGTCAAGCCAGTTTGCACCAATTTTTGCTTCTAAAAGCATTGGAACATTTAACTTAACAGAAAATGCTGTGTTAATCAACCCCGTAAGGTCATCATTCATACTTTTTATTAGAGAAATAATCTCCTCCTCTTCCTCTGGATGGATATCAATGACTACTGAATCATGTACAGTATTCACAATACAACTACGCATTGATGTAAGTCTACGTTCCATCTCAAGTAGAACAACAGGAACAATATCTGCTGTAGCAAAACCCTGTACAGGGTAGTTCTTTATTTGTGTAAAGTATGAGACAGTCCCATTCATCTTTCTTACTACATTAGGAAACGAATATTGACGACCAGATGGGGCTGTAATCATCTTAGTTGTTAGAGCCTCTTTAGCCAGTCTGGAATGCCAATCTGCGATGCCTTTATACTTTTTCGTAAAGTGTTCGTAGTATGCTGCCTCCGCTTTTGTTCTGCCATATCCCGTTGCGCCATATAACGGCGCGAATGTATGCGCCTTCGCAGTCTGTCTGTCCGTAGGCTGACCAGCATCGGTAATAACTTTAGCGGTGTATGCGTGTACATCAAATCCAGTAGACACTTCTTCAATTGCAACTCCATCTTGTGATAGGAAAGCAGCAGCCCGGAACTCCAACTGTGCAAAGTCAGCTTCCATAATCTTGCCACCTTCCCACCGTGATACGAACACTTTCTTTACAGGGAATGTTCCACCACGTGGCATGTTCTGCATGTTTGGATCAGCACCAGAGAAACGACCTGTAGCTGTGCGATGCTGCAGTAGACGGACATGCAGTTTACCGTCATCTTTAATGTGTGTTTTTATTCCGTCAACGAAAGACGATAGATAGGTATCCAGCGCACTTAAACGCTTTACCTTACTCAAGAATAGTATTGCATCGTGCATATCGTGCTGACGTGCAAATCCTTCAAGTATCTCAAGGTGCGTCTTGCTTGTTGTGAAACCATTAGCACTGACCCACTTAGCATCTGGTGCAGTAAAGCGTAGTCCAGCAACCCTTTCAGACTCAACAAACACGTACCCATTCCCATCACAAACCTTACATTTATTTGGTCTTGCATACTTACTCCCATCTTTTCGGGTACGATATACCTTACCTGAACCGTCACAGGTGTGACACTTCTGTGGTTCTTTCTTATAAACGATCTCGCTATTATCTTTCATTGCAGCCTTATACAACTCCTTAGACATATAGGGGTCAAAGTTATTTTGCCACATTGCTTTGTCAATAGGCTTACGGCTGTAGATAACCTGAGACAGTTGCTCTGGACTGTTTAGATTAACGTGACGATGACCCATTAAATGTTGAACCATACGCTTTAGTTCTCCAGTTAGCTTGTACTTTTCAGATTCAAACTCCTCACGAACCTCGTTGAGAATTGTCTCATCCACTTCAAATCCACGCCGGTAAATCTTAGAAAGTACAACAGCAACTTGATTAGTCAATACAACGGTGTTCATTAAACCTGCATACTCTTTGCTTAGTAGTTTAGCATACTGCCTATCAGACAACTCCTGTGTTGCATGTAGGTCTGCAGATAAATAATGCGTTAGTTCATCGTGTGGTATGTGACTAGTATTTAGTCCTTTCTTAAAATACTCTTTCAGTGTGTCCTGTTTTTGCCATTCTAATTCATAGCGTTGCGCACACGCATCAAGAGATAGAGGTTCTTTCTGCCCCCGCTGCATAACATATTCAGCAAGCATGGTGTCAAACACAGGGCCATCGTGCTTGAAGCCAGACTCCCACAACCATACAAGATCGTGCGCAGCATTATGCATAATAAGTATTGTAGCTTTGTCAAGCCAACTCTGTACAATCATATGTCCATCACGATCTGGCTCTACTTCACTGTGATCAAACGTAACAATACGCTCTTCTCCTTGATCGGATAGCATGCCCACCATCACAAGAGAATTGGTAGGCTCAAACGGATCAAGGTGCATCTTACCATCCCTGTGTGTCACCGTGTTTTCTACATCAAGTGTTAGTTTCATTTTTCTTCTCCTCGTGTTGCTGTAGGTATAATGCAGCCTTTTGTACTCTGTCAAGTGAATCTTTGAACGCTCCAAGACCAGTGTTGCAGTGATGGCACACCCAGCCACGAAATGTCTCTGTATCGTGACAGTGATCTAGAACCCAATTTTGAAGACGCCTTTGTCCTTTCCTAGCTATCTCTTCCATCTTTCTGTCACAGATAGGACAAGCATAATGATCGTCTGGATACGGGTTCTCTTGTTTTAGACGCTTGACTAGCTGTCCTTGATTACGGGAACATGTCCTACACTTTCTTTTTATCTCACCAGATTCCATGTGCTGAAACTGATTGATGGGTTGGAGTTCACCACAGTTGTTGCATTCCAACCCTTCTACAATCTCTTCCTTTGAAAATGTAAAGAGTTCTCCCTGCATCAG